AAAACAATGCAAAGGCGATAAATGCAATTAAGTTTTTTAAAGGAAAAAGTTTTCCTTGCGGTTCAACCATTGGCATGAGTTTTACGCCAAGCTTTGAAGCTTCGTCTTTAGCCTGCTTTGTAAACGTTGAGTTGGTGATGACAATTCCATAATCGCAATCGTACAGTGTCATTCCGGTATAAACTTCTTGGATGGCTTTATTACCTACTGGAGATGAATAGTATTTGCATTGAACTGCATATTTCTTTCCGCGTTTATACGCAACGACATCTACGCCATGATCTCCACTTGCTTTTGTAGTCTTTGCGTCTCGGTAGCCGTGGTGATTTAGATAGTCGGCACAAAAATGTTCGTATTCAATTCCATTATCGACCTTGTTACTATGCTTTGTTGATATTTTTAATGCTTTAAGAATCTGATTAAAGCATACCTGAAATATGCGAAATGGTAATTGAATTGTATATAAAATTAAGTAAGCCGAAAACACAAATAAATAGTAAACAATATAGAATGGCATAATAAATGGGAAAATTGTAAAATACCATAATATTCCATGACGTTTGTTCATAATACGCACCTGCCTTTTACGTTAAAGTTATCTGGGGTTTCGGCAGAAATCCATAATTCCCAAAGGTTCAAAATATATTAAATAGTTGTCCTTTCGCACATATAGCCCGTATTTTTCTTTGTAGTATTCCAAACAGTCCATCAGAAATTCTTCTGTTACGTTCAGATGCTCAGCAATCTCAAACTTATTCCGGCATCTGCATTTGTACGAATCAATCAGATCATTAAGAGAGAGCAGTTTGTGGTACGCCCAGATTCTGGCACGTCGTTCCTGCTTCCGGTTGGAAACGTCCGTCTGATTCATGATGTCCCCGACCGTGGTGTAGTGGTGACCGAGTTCTTCGGCAAGCACACACGCCTTTTCTGATTCTATGTACATATCGCTATTTAGTGCGATAGTGCCATCACAGTATAATCCTTTTAATCGAGTTCCGGACAAATCGAATTTATCCGTAACAATCACATTTGACTGATCCGCATCATTTAATAACTCTTCGTATTTATTCAAGGTAGATTCACCTCCAGCGAAAAGAATACTCCAATAGGTGTCCTATATAACGGACTATTTGCGACTTGATTTTACGAATGCTGCGAATTCTTTAATCCTGTCGAGTTCGTCTTCTGTATATTCATCTCCATCGAAGTGAGCTGCCATAGCGGTTGGCTTTTCTATTTCTTCATCAGCAAATAAATATGAAGTAGTTGTACCTAGAACTTTTACAAACGATGAAATTTTACTTTGCGGCAAATCTACTTTTCCAGCTTCAACCTTTGCAATTGCAGTTTTATCTTTATATCCGACTTTTTCAGCCAATTCAGCTTGAGACATTTTTTTTGATTCACGAAGTCCTTTAATTCGTAACCCCATGCTTTCTTGGGTAGTCATAGCGTCCACCTACCTTTCTTATAATGGATAATAACATATAAATGAATTTTATTCAACATTTTTGTGAAAAACAGTTGACAGAAATTCAACCACGAGGTATTATAATGACAGAGTTGAACGAGAGTCAACCAGAAAGGAGAGGAAAAGTTGACAGATACAGATAAACTAAATGATGCTATTTTAGAATCTGGAATAAAAATTGTAGCGATTGCTGGGAAACTCGGTATATCAAGAGAAGGATTTTATAAGAAACTCAACAATGAAACAGAGTTCAAGGCATCAGAGATTGCTGCGATGCAAAGAATCTTAGGTTTGACAAATAGGAGACGTGATGAAATTTTTTTTGCACAAAAGGTTGAATAAAAATCAACCACAAAAGAAAGGAGAGTGAGAAGATGTTTTTTCAAAAAAAGAAAGCAGTACCAAATGTGGAACCGCCGGTAAAAATATATCCGGCGCCAGATGTTGGATATGTAAGTTCTACAACCATTTTATCCGATCGGACGTTAGTTCAATTTTCTGTTCCGACCCTCGAGTGGAGTGAACTTGAAAATTCAAAGCGGTGGAGACGCTTCGTAGATCGTCTTGAGAAATATCAAAAAGAAGAAATCCAGAGCAAGCACTCAACTGGGCAATATCGACAGGGATTTTGAGATCAAACTCGAATAATCGGTGCACGATCTGATGGTTTTCTTCAAAATGGATATTCCCAACATAATTCGGGTGAGGTTTTAAGGAAATATCTACAGAATTAAAATTTGTTGTAATTGATGTTACGGAAATAGGAAGCCTTGAACGGTTTTCAAAGCAGAAAATGAGTGCAAGTTGGTTGAGGTTCGGTTTATAGGTTGCGGATGTGATGGAAATTTTTAAATTCTTCCGGTGGGTTATGAATGAAAAAATAAATGTGAAAAGAGTTCCTAAGGAACCAAATATTGATAAAGCCAAAGTGACATTTTCACGAGTTAAAAGTTCTTTTAATGTATCCTGCATTGCAATCCTCCTATGAACAATATGAAAAATTATATCACGAATGGATGTAATCAACAACAGAAAGGAGAGTGAAAACGAAATGAGTAATCAGAATATCATAATTGCCTCCAATGGCGTATCAACTGTGGTCATGGTAGATGGCAAAGTGTATGGTGATCACATTGTAAAAGTAGAGTTTGTTCATGATCATACAGAAAAACCGAATGCTGCAAAGCTTCAAATTACGACAGATTCTTTGCCGCTGGAAGGAGATACAAGCGATGAAGAGCGGCAGAAGTTTATGAAAAGGGTTGAATTTTTATCAGAACTGCAGAAAGGGGAGTGAGAAGATGGACGAAGTAGATAAACTCATTGAAAGGCTGGCGATTCATATTCAGTCAATTATCTCATCGAGAGAAGGTTCAGATATGGAGATCGCAGAGAAGACAAAAGCTCTTGCAGAGCTGGTGTCCGCAAGAGCCATGTACTTTCAGAAACCCTGTATAGAAAGTGTTGAAAAAGGTGTTATGAGAGCTGTTTCATCAGCCATTCATGGTACTGGCGAAGAATTTCAAGGCTGATTGATGTGGAAAGTGCAGACGCATTGGTGACTGGATTGCTATTTACATCTACATTTTCTGCACCACGGGCAACGTCCTGTAAGAAGATTATAACACGAAGAACATAGGAGAGAAAGTAACAGAAGGGAGCGTGAGAAAATGCCGAAAACGAATCTTGCGCAGAGCGCCACAAAGAAGAAAATGGCCTACGTTCGCGGAATGATGGCGGGTGGACAGGCACAACAAAGCAAAGATCCGGCAGACCTTGCCCCGAAGTTTGGAGTTACGGAGAAAACAATCCAAAACTGGATCAGAAAGCCAGAAAGAATGAACGTTGAGAACTTTTTCCGGCTGGCAGATGATCTTGGATTGAAGATCACAGTGGAGTTTAAGGAAATTCCGGAATAGGAGAAATATGAAAGAAAGAGTATTTAAGATCGGAGTCGCAATTATGGCACTTGGCGCAATGGCTATGAACTCGAAAGGAGTTGGCTGGATGATTGCCGCAGGAATGGTAATTGCTGGCGCGGTGATCGCACATGTGGCATACACACTCGCGAGAGTGGAAAAAGAGCGGAAGGAAACCGAGCACCGTATACAGCAACTTCGGAAATCTGCGTGAAAGGAGAGGAAATGCACATCAGCGGAATAAGACCCGTAAAACCGGACAGGCAGATCCTTAATCCAACGTACCCACGTAGGGATAAGAAAAATGAAGGGGATTTCGAGGATTTGTTAGAGACGGAAATAAAAAAGATGGAACCACAGAAGCCGTCCAAAGCACAGTGATTCCACCAATTGGGGGTTTTGTTTCTCTATATTTAGGAAAAACAAAAGAAAAAGTAAGTATTAAAAATAATACTGTATTTTTATTTTACAAGAAATAGATTGGATGTGCAAGTAAAATTATGAATTTATCACAGATTAAAAGCCTTGTAGCCGCTTACCAGAGTTGCAAGGACACAGAAAGAGTTATAAATGATGCCGGATCATTTCTGTTTATGGAAGCATCATGCCCACTGCTGGACAAGCCACGGGAAGAAATATTTGCGGCGCTGATCGATGGATTGAGCGATACTGACGCAGATCGCGTGTATGATCTGCTGCAACAAGGCAATGCAGAGGATATTTACCTTATCCGGATTGGAGCGTTGCATGAGTAATGTCCCGGATAATTATGATTTCTTCCAGCAACATGAAGCAGAGCAGGACGCGGAATTGGAGAAATGCCCGGTATGTTCCTGCTGTGGAGATCCGATCCAGGACGAATACCGTTATGTTATCGGAGACGAAAATTATTGCGAGGATTGTATGATCTCTTGTTTCCGGGTGCCGAATTTTTAAAGATAGGAGGGATGCGCGATATGAGCACACAGAATGTATTTGAAATATTGGATGCAATAAACGTAAATGATTATACGGAAGTAAAGGATACCGGTAAGGCAAAGCTGACCTATTTATCATGGTCGAAAGCATGGGAAGAGGTAAAAAAGCGTTTTCCAGAAGCTACATATGAAATCCGTAAGTTTGGAGAAAAAAGTCTGCCGTATGTGTATGACGAGAATACCGGTTACATGGTATTTACTACTGTAACCATCGAGGGTATTTCCCATGAAATGTGGCTGCCGGTGATGGACGGAAAGAATAAGGCAATGAAATCACAGCCGTATGAGTACAAAACAAAATACGGAAGTGGCCGTGTAGATGCCGCAACGATGTTTGACGTAAATACCGCAATCATGCGTTGTTTAACAAAGAATCTTGCAATGTTTGGACTCGGACTTTACATCTACAACGGAGAAGATCTTCCGAATATGGAAAAAGATGAAAACCTTACTAAACCGGTAGATGCTGCGCATATAAGCGCGCTGAAAAAACAAATGGAAAGAACCGGCGTGAGTGAAAAGAAACTGTTGTATGCGATTGGATGCAAATCTATGGAAACGATCACTATTAAGAGTTTTGAGCGCGCAATGGAGACGTTTAAGAATACACCGGATAAGGAAGTGGGTGCTTGATGGAAACAACCGGCAAACTTACCGGAGCCAGCAGGGCATTTGATGGGAACAGCATCATCTTAACGTTCGAGGTTGATGCTTCTGCATCCGGTCAAATTAAAGAAATGAAGAAAGATGATCTGCTTCGGATAAAGGCGGTTAAGTATCGCCAGAAACGTAGCCTTGATGCCAATGCATACGCATGGGTGCTTATGACCAAGATCGCTAACCATCCGGATATTTCTTCCAGTAAAGAAGAGGTATATGAGGATATGCTGCAGAAATACGGAACCTTTTATGAGGATGAGGGAGGATATATCACTATTACAGTCAAAAAGACGGTAGATATGACAAAGGTGTCTGGCCATTGGAAACATATTAAAGATAACGGTAATTTTGCAGCCTATCTGATGATCAAAGGTTCCAGCGAATACAACACCGCAGAAATGGCACATTTTATTGACCGGATCGTGGAAGAAGCACAGGAGCTTGGAATTGAGACAGCTACACCGGATGAATTGGAACGCATGAAGCAGGAATGGGGTGCAGCATGAAAAGGCTCTGGAGCGTATTTACAGATGATATGGACCACTGCTATTTTACTGGAACAGCTCCGGTGGAGAGACACCATATCTGGGGCGGTTCCAACCGGAAGAATAGCGAGAAGTATGGTTTTGTGATCCCACTCCGGCCGGATCTGCATCCGAATGGAGCACAGGCAGGGAAGAACGCTGCGGAAATAGACTTGAAACTTAAGCAAATGGCGCAGAAATATTTCGAAGAACACTGCGGAACCAGAGAGGACTTCCGGAGAATCTTCGGAAAATCGGTATTGTGAGGTGATTGAGTGATACAAATTAAAAATATTCCCTACGGGCATGAGAACGCTGTACAGCGTCCATCCAACCCGATAGAGGATCGGAGATTGAGAAGCAAAATCGAAAAGGCAAATCGGGATGCTGATTGCATTATAAATGTTGGGAATGGTTATTATAGACCAGTTCCGGGCAATCTCACAGACGAAGCAGAGCTTAAAGAATATCTTGCCAAGGAGTTATCCAGAGCGAGAAAAATATTATCTAAACGGCTGGCAATGCGCCAGACGTTTGAAAGGTGGCGAGAAATTGGAATACTTACTGGTAATACCCGGGAGACTGGATAATCTGAATGATTACATATCCGCAGAACGCACAAACCGGTACAAGGGAGCAAAGATGAAATCCAAGAATGAAGCAATTGTGAACTGTGCCATTTTGCAATGCATGAGGGGCGTGAGGATAGAAAAACCGGTGCACATGAAATACCGATGGTACGAGAAGAATAAGCGCCGCGATAAGGACAATATTTCTTCTTACGGGCGTAAGGTGATACAAGATTCTCTGGTATATTCCCACGTGCTTAAAAATGATGGATGGAAAGAAATAACAGGATTCTCGGATGAATTTTTTGTAGATGCTGATAATCCCCGAATTGAAGTTCTGATCCGGGAGGTAGGGGATGATGGATAAAAGCAGTTTTGTCATGTACGCGAAATATCTCCGGAATATTAAGAAACTTACGTTGGAGCAAAGAGGACTGTTATTTACAGCAATATTAAGCTATGCATCCGATCAGGAAATACCAGAGTTGGACGCTGCTACTGATATGGCATTCAGTTTTATCCAAGAACAGATGGACCGAGATTACGAGGTATATTTGGAGAAGTGCAGGAAACGTAGTGAAGCCGGTAAACTTGGTGGCAGACCGAAAACAATTGCTTCTGATGAAAAGCAAGTAAAAGCAAAAAAAGCAAATGGTTTTTCTGAAAAGCAAAATAACCCTGATATTGATAATGAACCTGATAGTGATAATGATACTGATAAAAAAATAAATACTTTGGCTGATGCCAAAGCAATGTTTGAACGTTTGTGGAAACTGTATCCGAACAAAAAAGGCAAAGGCCAGGTATCGGATACCCAAAAGAAGCGGCTACTCGCAATCGGGGAAGATAGGCTTGTTAAAGCGATTGATCGCTACAGTCTGGAATTGCAGAAGGACGCCGACTGGAGGAAAGCACAGTACGGGAGCACATTTTTTAACAGTGGCTATGTGGATTATCTGGACGAAAACTATGTACCGGGGAAGGAGCAGAAGCCTGCGTGTAAAAATCAATTCAATGATTTCGAGCAGCGTGAATGTGATTATGCGGATTTGGAAAGAACATTGCTCAATACACCGATCCGGTAGGTTGAAACACCGCCCGTAAGGGAAAAGAAACTTTGCAAGTGCGGAATTATAGTTATCACAGGCCATGATCTTAACTTGCCAATATCGGGGCGGCAATCGCCCCACCACCCAGAGAGGTGAGAGAAATACAGAGAACAAGCAAAGAAAAGCGCCTAGAGCGAGAAAATATAAAGCTGATCGGGCAGATCCAGGGCTATGAGGATTCAAAGCCGGAACACCGGGATCCGAAAGCATACAAGAAATTTAAGGCAGAGCCTACTTACTACGGCAGTGGCAGAACTTGCAGTTATGGGGACAAGACAAAAGTCTGTGATCCGAGTTGCAGATTTTGGAACACCTGTGTAAAAGGGCGGAATGCTGGAAAGGAGAATAAATGCACAGAGTAAATCAGAGAGAGCGGTTGATCCCGATGAACATATACCGGAAAGAGATTGCAAGGGCGCGTCTGGGGGATAATATTGCGAACCATATGGGATTTATATTTGCCCTTGCACTGTATGACAAATTTGATCTGACATTTAAGCAGATCACGAACTATTACACCAAAACAGTAAACAAGCGTGTTGCATGGCAGGACGATGATAACGAAGATGTTACAAGCGAAAGCATGATGGAGTATTGCCGGAAACGGAAAATTGATGTGGTCGGCTGGGTAAAGTCGATACCAATGTCGCAGAAGCTGTACATGGCAGATATTCAGAAAGGGCGTGCGGTGCTTGGTGCAGATCGGAACATCGAGAGTGCACTTGCATCAACGATGTATCTGACAATCCCGACATTGAAAGAGTCATATCGATTCTCGAATGCCAAGATCGAGGAATTTATGAAGTGGGTTGCCTATTACATTGATTCCTACTGGAGAAAACAGCCAAAGAGCAAAGAACACTATCTGTCCGATGCGATCATCCGGCAGACATTTATCGAGGATGAGCATTGGGACATTGTTACAGGAAAGAAGGTGGGGTAAAAAATGGGAGTTTTGCTTGCATTATCAACCTTATTTATATGGGGTCGGCTGGTTAATATTGATTGCGACCTAAAAGATATCAGCGAAGAACTGAAAAAGATGAACGAAAGGAAAAATGATGGAAGATAGATACTTATTCAAGGCAAAAACCGGTAATGGATATTGGACTATAGGATTTTTACGTTGCAAAGATAATAAATGGTATATAAACAATGCAGGCTCACCATTTGCATATGAAGTAAGACCAGATACAATCTGCCAATGCACAGGCTTAAAAGACAAGAACGGCAAACTGATCTGGGAGAATGATATTGTTGACTTCTTAGGGCATAAAGGGACTGTCGTATTTGAATGTGGCAGTTTTGGCATTGCATATAAAACACCTATAGATTGGAATGGAATAGAAGCAAATATTAAGCCAATAACCGGTTGCGATAATCGTTTATATGTTTGCGAAAATGATAATTATATATCATTGTGGGAAATCTATTGGAATTTTAATGATGAGGATGATTCGGTAAACACAGTAGAGGTTATCGGCAACATCTTTGACAATCCGGAATTGTTGGAGGTGTAGGCATGACGGAGAATGAAGCAATTAAGATATTAAAGAAAGATAGTTGTTATGAATGCTCACAAGGCACATACAGCCCGTTTAATTGTGAATATGGGGAATGCAGAGTTGCGAAAGCTGCTAGATTAGCGATTAAGGCACTGGAAGAGGTTCAGAAGTACCGCGCAATCGGCACGCCAGAAGAATGTCGGGCGGCGGCGGTTAAGCAGACGGCGAAGAAGCCTATATTTAGTCATAACCTTAGCGATACTCTTTCTGTATTCCATTGTGAATGTGGAAACACAATCAAAGTCAGTCACGACATAGGAATAATGAATAACAACAATGCGCCAAATTACTGTAGTAAGTGCGGTTGTAAATTTGATTGGAGTGATGAAGAATGATGTTTCAATTGTACATAAATTTCTTTCTACTAATACTTATAGCCATTAGGTTAGATATTCTAACAAAATTTGGAGTCAATCTTTTTTGCGTTCTGTCAGTTGTAGCAATGATTGGACATGAGATTTTTGATTATTTGAAAAAAGGAGATAAAAAACGATGGGACTGATTGATGCAGATGCACTAAAAGAATATTGCATGCGTGCGAGTAAATCTGATGATGATTTTAGGAGAGTAAGTTTGGCAACATTGGCGAGCGTGATAGATGCGCAGCCGACCGCCTATGACCCGGACAAGGTTGTGGAACAGTTGGAAGAATACAGCAATGCAGATGAAGCAGAAAGACTTGGAACAATGCCAGTAGTGGAGCTTGCAGACGCAATTAAAATCGTGGAAGGCGGTGGAGTAGATGGTTAATTTTGACAGATTTGACTTTATGGTTGATATGCAAGATGTATATATTCTCCCTACAATTAGGATAAGCACACAGCATGAAATGATTGATAAAAATTTCAACATTCAGATTCATTTTGCAGTATTTCATTTTAGATGGAGGTGAGTAAATGGCAATTAAACCGATTTTACTTAATACGGAGATGGTCAGGGCAATTCTGGACGGAAGAGAAGGTTGTACTAGGAGAGTTGTAAAGCCACAACCAAAAACAAGATTATGTTATACATACGCAGGAAGCCACAATGATTGTATAGGGAAATGGACATATCCAAACAGGGGAGCACACAAACTTTGGGGCGAAGAATATAAGCTTCCGGAAAATATAAAGGATGAGGAATTAAGCAAACGATGGAATCCGCCATATCACACGGACGATATACTGTACGTGAGAGAAACATATGGCGAAGGATATGAAGATGGAACATATATTTACAGGGCTGATGATAAGCTGGCAGACTTGCCAACGTTCAAGGAATCATCAAAACTGATATACCGTCCGTCCATCCGCATGCCGAAAGAAGCCGCGCGTATCTGGCTGAAGGTTACGAATGTGAGAGTGGAGCGGTTACAGCAGATTACGGAAGTCGGCATACGGAAAGAAGGAATTGAGGTAGATCCGAAGGAATGCGTTGGTAAATTTGATTTCATCTCTGAATTGTTTTTCTTATTTCAGAGATTGTGGGATTCTACCATCAAGAAATCAGACCTTGACCGCTACGGTTGGGATGCAAACCCGTGGGTATGGGTGATCGAATTTGAGCGGTGTGAAAAGCCGGAGGGAGTGTGAGGTATGACTGAACTTGAATGGAAAGAAGTCGAACCAGAGCAGGAAGACTGGAAGAAACAAATTGATGTAGTTGCCTATTACGGAGATCTCGTCATAGGAAGCATTGTATATTGTGGTGAAGAAATTGGATGGCAGTCTGTCATTGATGGGCACATGGATTTTTTACAGGCAGAATCTCTGGAAGATGCGAAAGAAGAAATGATTGATGCGTTAGATAATCATTTCACAGACCAAATCAATTATTACAAAGAATTGCAGGAAAGCCTTGACGAATTAAGGGGGAATGAAAATGCCTAAAGCAGTATTGGTAATGGATATGCCGGAACAGGTATGCCAGAAATGTGCATTGTGCTATGAGACAGAGAATGATGACGAATATCTGTGCTGTGCGGTAGGAAAACTTTTACCAGATGGAGAGAAGCCGGAGTGGTGTCCGCTCCGAGAATTGCCGGAGAGGAAAGAAACTCATACGGTGTTAGAGCTACATTCTAACGGTCGATGGACAGAAGGCATGAAGGCTGGCTTTAATGCCTGCTTGGATGAAATTTTAAAAACAGATGGAATGAGAAAGGAGTAATGACAGAAGCCTTGGTAGACCAAGGTTGACCGCCTAAAGGTGAAGAAAGGCGAGAACAAAAGGAATTTAATTAGCGGTGTCGTATGGCACTATTGGGAGCCGTAATTCCTTATCCACGGACACAGAGCAATCTGTTAAGTGGTTGTCATGAAAAGATTAAAAGTATGTTGGGTAAGTGCAGGAATATCAAGCTTTATGGCTGGATATTTAGCAGGGAATGTAGACGAATGGATTTACATTGACATTGCAGACCAACATGAGGACAGTATCAGGTTTATTAAAGATTGCGAGAAAGCAATCGGGAAAGAAATTCAGATACTGAAATCAAGCGAGTATAGATGTGTAGAGGATTGCGTAAGAACATTTGGAGGATTTAGAAATCCGGCAAACGGATTCGCACCTTGCACGAACTGGCTAAAAAAGAGAGTGAGAAAAGAGTGGGAGGAACGACATAAGGATTGTGAATTGACTTACGTCTGGGGATTCGACCTTAAGGAAAAAAACCGGGCAGAGAGGACGATTGAAGCAAATCCGCAAGCCGCACACGAATTTCCACTGATTGACAAAAACCTCTCAAAAGAAGAGGTACATGGATTGTTTGAACGGACTTTTGATTTTGCCCGACCTCGGATGTATGAACTTGGCTATCCGAACAACAACTGTATCGGATGCGTCAAAGGCGGTATGGGATATTGGAATAGAATCAGAAAAGATTTCCCGGAAGTATTTGAAAGTCGGGCGAAGTTGGAAAGGTTGGTAGGCTATTCAATCCTTAAGGACGGGAAAGGGAATCCGGTATATTTGGATGAACTTGAACCGGACAGAGGTAACATGAATACAGAGATTTTCCCCGATTGTGGGATTATGTGTTATTTAAGTTTGAAATGAAAGAAGGAGTGAAATATGGTTAGACCAGATGGAACTAAAAGTGCAAAAGTAATCCAGGTAATTGAGACAAAAGCAAAAAGAGGACTTGGAACAGAAAAAGACCCAGTACGTGATGTTGTTCAGTACTGGGATCTTGAAGGAAATTTTCTTGCTGAAATGGATACACAACTTTGTCTTTCTGCGATTGAACACGAGGCAAAGGCGGTAGAAGGATCTATTTTGGCTCCATAGTTGCTGCATCTTCTGTAATCAGAATCATGCTAATGAAGTAAACGGTTGCTTGGATGAATGATTTCATATCACTCACATCTCGGTCTTCTTGCTTCCGGATATAGTGAGCTTCGTCATTGCCTATCCAAGCAGACCGAGTAGCTAATGTTTTTATATTAGGAGAATCAATAAAGTTTTTGATACAAGCTGCAAGTGGCATAGATTTGATTTTTTCTTCGGCATCCGGATTTTCATGTATTGCAAAATCTTTTATTAGGAATTCAAGGGATTTCCTGTAACCAAGACCTGCAATTTCATCAAGACCGGATGCTTCAGCAGCAAGAGCTTGATTATATATTTTGTCAAATAGAGGTGAAAGTTCAATGATATTTTTGTCAAAAACTGTTTTAGCAAATTTTATTGGCTCAACATAACGAAATATAGCTGAGTTATAGATAATAGCATTGTTGTATAAAGATGCATTTGAAATCCAATAGTGAGCAAAAAATGGAGAAACACAGTCTCTACAAAAATAAACAACACTAGCGCATGTAACTGAATCATCTAACTTATAAACACATGCAAAAAGTGGAATAGGAGCAAAAGATTTGTGGCACAAAGGACATTCGGTGATATCTTTATCATCAACTTTGATTGTACAATTTTTTGAATCAATCATATTTTTGGCATCTATAGAACGTAACATAAAAACCCTCCTTTTTGACAATATTTTACAACAGTCATAAGAAAATAACAATAAAAAGAAAGGAGCCGGAACCTATCCGGATAAAAGGCGCGCCAGGTTCCTTTCGGAGAAAATGAAGAATAGTGAATTAAAAGAATATGTAAACAGTTTTCCGGATGATGCACCAGTAAGTATCGTATGTGCAAATCCAAAAAAGAGAAAGGTATACGAGCCAAAAACAGTCATAATAATGACAGATGAAGAATTTACTTATCCGGCATTTGTAATTGAAATTAAAAATGAGAGAAATATGACGGACGAAGAAAGAGCAATGTGCGAAGAATGTGAGCGAGATGCGGATGATCTGGAAGGACAGATGCAGATCGAGGACTTCCTGGAGGTGATGCCATGATTAACGGAGAATTGATAGTAGACAACTTCGCCGGTGGCGGTGGAGCTTCTACCGGGATAGAACTGGCAACCGGATATAGTGTGGATATTGCGATCAACCACGATCCAGAAGCCGTCCGGATGCATAAAGTAAACCACCCGAACACAAAGCACTACTGCGAAAACGTTTGGGCGGTCGACCCGGTAAAAGCCTGCAAGGGACATCCTGTAGCACTTGCATGGTTCTCACCGGACTGCAAGCACTTTTCAAAGGCGAAAGGCGGAAAGCCAAAGGATAAAAACATTCGTGGTCTTGCATGGGTAGCCTGCCGGTGGGCGGGACTGGTGAGACCGAGAGTGATCATGTTGGAAAACGTAGAAGAATTTAAAACATGGGGACCATTAAACAGACGGCATCATCCTATTAAGCATAAACAAGGGAAGACATTTGAGCGGTTTGTGCAGCAACTTCGGGAGCTTGGCTATGAAGTAGAGTTCCGTGAGCTGATTGCTGCGGATTACGGAGCGCCAACCATGCGGAAAAGATTTTTTATGATCGCTAGATGTGATGGCAAACCTATTGTCTGGCCGGAACCAACACACGCCCCTGCGGATAGCGAAGCGGTAAAAGCTGGACTGTTAAAGCCATATGTTGGAGCGTACACACAGATTGATTTCAGCCGGCCATGTCCGAGCATTTTTGACACATCGGAAGAAATAAAAGAAAAGTACGGCATCCGGGCGGTTCGTCCGCTAGCAAAGAAAACAATGGATCGGATTGCAAGGGGATTAAAAAAGTTCGTCCTTGATAATCCAGAACCATTTATAATCCAGTGCAACCACGGCGGTGAGCGCAGACCGAACAACATCCGAGAGCCGATGCCTACAATCACCGGAAAGCATGGTTACGGGATTGTGGAGCCATACATGGTACAGATCGGGCAGACCGGGTTCGCAAAGGATCGGAGTAAGGATGTAAGGGAGCCCCTTACAACGATTGTGAGCAAGAATGAACATTGCCTTATCAGCCCAACTCTGATTCAATATCATTCCGAGACGGCGCAGGGAGAAGTCAGAGGACAGACAATTAAAGATCCGATTATGACCGTGGATGGTTCGAACCGGTACGGATTGGTTACATCGTTTTTAAGTAAATTTTATAAGAGCGGCACCGGGCAGGATATGAGAGAACCATTACATACCATTACTACATCACCGGGGCATTTTGGGGAAGTCAGAGCGTTTTTGATTAAATACTACGGCGATGCCACAGGACAGGATATAGAGCAACCACTTGATACGGTTACGACCAAAGACAGATTCGGACTTGTGACAATCGAGGGTGTGGATTACCAGATCGTAGATATCGGGCTGAGAATGTTAGAACCGAAAGAGTTGTACGGATGCCAGGGATTTCCGGATGATTATATAATCGACCATGATTATACAGGGAAAAAGTATCCGAGAAGCGAACAGGTGCGCAGATGTGGCAATGCGGTGTGTCCGCCAATTCCTGCCGCGCTGGTAAAAGCAAATTTACCAGAGTTGTGCGTAGCAAAGCGCACAGGAAACATGAGGATTGCGCAGGAACAGACCGGACAGCTCCGGTTTGCGTAGGAGATTAAATATGCCGAAACCGTTAAAAGATTATACTGGCCGGTGCGGTTCGTGCAGCCACTTTTCTTTAAAAAATAAGAGCCGGACACTGCAATGCCCGGCTCATGAGTGCTAAGACTCTCAACCTATTGTCATTATAGCACTCATGTACACCATAGTAAAGGCTAGAATTGGAGGGTTATTATGACAAAAGGAGAATTTACAAACAACTTAATATACGACATGGCCGGCTATTTGGATGCAGAAGGGACAGAAAGATTAAAAATGGCCCTTGCGTATCGCATGAAAGGCTTTCATTTGGTGCCGGATGAAACGCTGCCAACCACGGACGTAAGGGATAATGAATGGATTCTCGGCAGATATCACGTTGATCTGATCGCAGTCGGCAGGAAAGAGAAAACGATTGAAATGTACCTGTACACATTAAAGAAATTCTTTAATGAAACCGGACTTCATTATGCCGTTATGACCGGACAGGACGTAATGGATTATATTGCCATAAGGCAGTATCGGGACAAGATCTCGAAGTCATACGCCGGAAATATTCAGAAATGTTTATCCGCATTTGTCAAGTGGGCGTACCGGAAACACCATATCGACAAGGACATATACTGGGATATTGACAAGATCAAAATCCCGCAGAAGCGCAAGAAACGCTTATCTGATTATGAAGTGTCTAAATGCAAGAATGTTTTAAAGACTTTGCGTGAAAAGGCACTTTTGGAATTGATGCTTAGTGCAGGCCCGAGAGTTGGCGAAATCTGCAATCTCAAAATCGAGAATCTGGATTTTGAACGTGGTGAAATTCAGATTTACGGAGAAAAGAACAGTAAATGGCGTACTTGTTTTATGACACCGGATTGCAGGGTTGCTTTAGAGCAGTATGTAAACGGCAGGACAGAAGGATATATATTCCTTAACAGCCGGAATGTGGAAACCGGGAAACCACTGTGTAAGGCAACGATAGAAGAAATCGCGAAAGAGATCGCAAAGCGTGCCGGATGCCGGAACGTGGCTACGGTGCACGTATACCGAAAAACATTTGCAAGCCGGGAGTATCAACGAACGAAAGATATTTTATATGTATCGCACAGACTAGGACACGCAAACACAGCGGTTACGGAGAAATACTACATCTGTGACGATATCTTGGCAGACCGGAAGATGGCAAACGTTGCTTAGTTATGTAAAGGGGGGAATGTTTAGTGGACGAAAAAGAAATATACGAAATTTGTCAGAGTGTAGATGCATTTATTGCGGACTATCTGGCAGAATCCATTATTAAGGGGACAAGCTACGATCTTATGGAAGCACACCACGGCATTCTTCCAATATCTCGAAATTGTTTCTACCGCCGCCGCAGGATCGTACAGCGGATCATTAAGCAAAGGTTAGGGCGGATCGAAGAGGAACAGAGCGGCCAGATGCGGATGGTGTGGTAAAAATTCCCATTTGACATAATCGAACACATGTTTTATCATTAGGCATATAAGGAGGTAGCAAATGGGAGAAAAGCCAAACAACGAGCTTACGGATAAAGAAATAGAAATGTATGAGTATATTGTGAAGCACATGGAAGAAAATTTAATTTCTCCATCTTTTCAAGAAATCTGTAAAGGAGTAAACACAAAATCAAAGTCATGTGTGCATTATAGGCTTAAAAAGTTAATGGAAAAAGGCTATATAACTCTGCGAGAAGGGGAACCAAGAACAATTCGCCCAATTGGGTATAAATTAGTAAAAGAAAGCGAGGAGTAAAGAATGTATACAAAGTTGTTGTCAGTAATTGCCATTATAGAAATAATGTGGGGAACAATATTTTCGGTATTATGTGTACTAAAAATGACATTAAAAGATATTGCAAGATCTAGTTCGTTGGGAGGAATTGGAGATGGGTGGAAAACCAATCTTACACAAAGACACTATGCGCGATGCGGAATTTTGTACATAGTTTTTGGAAGCTTGCTACAAATATATATGGTGTTTGCTGGAGACATAACAAGGGTTTCATTTTGGATAGCCACTGCAATTGTAGTTATTATACCTTCTGTATTTGCGGTATGGAGCACAAGAAGATATTTGAACCAACTGAAAAATGATATTAAACATTAAAATACTTTGAGAAGAGAGGAAAAACAACCTCTCTTTTTTCATGCCCTAAATTGGTACAAATCCTCTGAAAACCTGCTTTATAATTATGGTATGAGGTTAGAAATGTACCATTTGGCAGAGAAGAGGTGAGATAGTGGAGAATTATGAGAGAGCAGAACAGGACTACATGGGAGGTATGAAGTACAAAGATATAGCAGAGAAGTACGGAACCACTATCAACACTGTTAAGAGTTGGAAGAAACGGTATGGGTGGAATCGGGAAGAGGGTGCACCCAAAAGTAAAAAGGTGTGCACACAAAAAGGCAAGGGTGCACCCAAGGCGGTAGCGCCTATAGATGATGGTACAAAAGAAACATTACAGAATAATGAACTCACACCGGAACAGCAGATGTTTTGCATATATTACAGCCGGACATTTAATGCAACCCAAAGCTATTTGAATGCCTATGGGTGCAGCTATGAAGTGGCGAATGCGAAAGGACCTCTATTGGTAGTGAAAGATAGTATTCACCGAGAAATAGAACGTCTGAAAGAAATCAAGCGCCAGCAGATAGTTGCTGGAACTGACGATATTGTGGAACTACAGATGCGTATTGCTTTTGCAGATATTGGAAACTATATGTCATTCGGGCAGAAAGAGATTGAGGATCCAGAGACAGGTATTGAATATATGATTAGCACTGTTGATCTGAAAGAATCAACGAACACAGATACACAGATTATCCAAGAGGTTAAGCGTGGAAAAGATGGTGTATCTATCAAGCTGGCAGACAGACAAAAGGCAATTGATTGGCTTACGATGTTCTTCGAGATGAATCCGACGGATAAGCACCGGAAAGAATTTGATAAGCACAAGCTTGATCTGGAACTGCTTAAGCTGGAGATGCAAGCTAAAGAGAGCGCAGACGATACACCAGAGCAGGACAACTTCTTGGATGCGCTGAATGAATCAGCAAAGGAAGCGTGGTCAGATGATTGATTGGACAGATTTTGACCGGCTGGTGCACAAGCTAAAAGAAAATGTGATGAAAAATGCCATCCGGATGAAGCAGAAGTATAAGCAGAACGGATTTACGTTTAAGCCATTTTCGAAGAAACAAAAGCAAGTTCTTACTTGGTGGTGTGAAGATTCACCGGTTAAAGATAAGGATGGAATCATAGCAGATGGAGCAATTCGAAGCGGTAAGACATTGTGCATGTCTTTAAGTTATGTCCTTTGGGCAATGAGTACATTCAATATGCAAAATCTTGGCATGGCAGGAAAGACAATCGGATCATTCCGGCGAAATGTGCTGTTCTGGTTGAAGCTGATGCTCCGGAGTCGTGGTTATAAGGTAGCAGATCATAGATCTGACAATATGGTGGAGATCAGCAAAGGCGATACGGTCAACTTCTTTTATATCTTCGGCGGTAAGGATGAGCGGTCACAGGATCTGATTCAGGGTATCACGCTTGCTGGTATGTTTTTCGATGAAGTGGCGTTGATGCCGGAATCATTTGTAAACCAGGCAACTGGACGATGCTCTGTGGATGGTTCCAAGTTCTGGTTTAACTGCAACCCGGATAGCCCTAGCCATTGGTTCAAAATTAATTGGATAGATAAGGCCGATGAAAAGAAACTGATTTATCTTCATTTTACAATGGATGATAATTTATCCCTGTCGGAGAGGATCAAGGAAAGATATAGGGCAATGTATAGCGGCGTGTTCTATGATCGCTTCATCCTTGGCTTATGGGTGATTGCAGAAGGATTGGTCTATGGTATGTTCGACAAGGAAAGGAACATCTTTCATGGAGAGTATGCGTATAGCTCACAGTCGTCTTATTACCTATCCATCGATTACGGAACTATGAACCCATTCGCGGTAGGCCTGATGGAACTGCAGAATAGCGGAAGGGTGCGGATGCTCCGGGAAGGTCATTACTCAGGTAGAGAAACCGGAGTGACCATAGATAATGAAGCATATTACAAGATGATCCAGGAGGTGGCGGGGGATTTCCCAATCACATCCATTGTCATTGATCCGTCAGCTGCAGCTATGAAAGCGACAATCCGGAAGTATGGAGAGTTTACCTGCACAGACGGCAACAACGATGTGCTGAATGGGATTCAAGAGGTAACGAAGTATCTGAACCTCGGAATGCTGCAGATACATGAGAGTTGCACCGAGACGCAGAAGGAGTTTGGCGCGTATGCATGGGATGATAAGGCAGTAGGGGAGGATCGGGTGATTAAGGAATACGATCACCACATGGATCTCATCAGATATTTTATTTATACAGTAGCGCGCAGATATAACAGAGGACTTATATAAGGCGGTGAAGCATGGAAATTATAGCAGCAATAAAAGGATGGTGGAATAGAATGTTTTTCAAAGCAGATGCAAAGAGGATATTTGATACAGATATTTTATTATCAGATACGATGGATACGGCGATTAGAACGTGGAATCAGATTTATGCAGGGCATCCGGCATGGGTGGACAGGGACAGCCATATAAAGACTATCAACTTTGCCAAGTCGGTGTCATCAGAGACAGCAAGACTTGCATGTCTGGATTTGTCCATTAAGGTTTCAGGATCAGCGAGAGCCGTATATCTACAGTCTGTCATTGACAATATGTTTACCAAAATCCGTGAATATGTAGAAAAAGGATGTGTGAATGGCACGGTTATCCTGAAACCAAACGGGGAGGGGATTGACTGTTTTGATCCGCAGCGTTTCCTTCCAACGGAGATTGATGGGAATGGAAATATCCGGGCGGGCATCTTCTTTGATTTCTATGAGCAGTCCAAGAAATATTATAAACGTCTGGAATACCATCGGTTTAGAAATAATGTATATCTAATCAGTAACAGGTGCTTTGTATCAAACAGTTCTACTTCGCTGGGTGTGGCAATCGATATAGAGAAAACACCGTGGAAAGGATTGATACCAGATGCAGGCGTTGAGAATCTGGATAAGCCATTGTTTTCCGTATTCAAAACGCCAATGGCAAATAATATTGATCCAGATTCGCAGCTTGGCATGAGCATCTTTGCAGAAGCACTGGAAGAATTGAAAGATCTGGACGTTGCATACAGCAGGAATGCAGGGGAAATATTCGACAGTGAGCGCATTGTGCTGGCAGATGATCGCCTGATGTTTCAAGGATCTGTAAAAGATGCAGACGGGAATGTTATCCGCAAGTATCTGAAAAAGCCAAGATATGTGAAGAATGTATTGTCAGAATCTGTGGATAATTTCTATCAGGAAATCAATCCGAACCTAAACACCGACACCAGAATCAAAGGAATCAACAACATTCTGTCTATCCTTGCATACAAGTGCGGTTATTCGAATGGATACTTCTCGTTCGATTCAATGACCGGCATTCAGACCGCAACAGGCGTAGAAGCATCTCAGCAGCGCACAATCCAATTCATTAAGGACGTGAGAGACAAGCTTGAAATCACAATGGATGACTTGATCTATGCGATTGACAAGTATGCAGACCTGTATGATCTTGCTCCCGTTGGCGTGTATGAAGTAGAATATGGGTTCGGCGATATCTGCTACAACTACGAAGAGGATAAGAAAACTTGGTGGGGATATGTTACAGCTGGCAAGGTGCCGGCATGGATGTATTTCGTTAAGTTCGAGAATATGTCCGAGGACGAAGCAAAGGCAATGCAGGCGGAAATGGATGCGGCAGAAGCCGAGAAAATGAATCCTGGATTATATGGCGAGGAATAGGAGGAAAAGCACATGGCAGTATCAACTATGAACATTTTGGTTATTTGTGTAACAATCGTGGCATTGGAGCTGATCAGCAAAGTAAGGAAGTGATCATATGCAGTATAACAGGACTGTAGGATGCGTGGATATCCATATTGATACCAAGCGTATTGATGAGAACTTGAAAAGAGCGCAGGATTTATTGGATGGTCGAGTGCTGAATGATATGAAAGAATATATTCCAATGGATCAGCAGAAAGCATTGAGAAATGCAACTCATATTGTTCAACCTGGGTTAATTGAGTCAGATACACCATATGCTCATTATCAATATACGGGGGAATTGTATTTGACAGAAGATGGACGTTCGTGGGCGCATGCGAAAGAACATAAATATCCTACGGGTATGCCTCTGCATTATCACGCTCCCGGAACATCGGATCATTGGTTTGAACGTGCAAAAGAGACTCATAAGAAAGAATGGATTGATATTGTGAAGAGAGAGGTAGGCAAAGGATAAGTGCTAGAACCGGAATATTTCTATGGAAAATCAGATAAGATGGTTGAAATGTACCAGGAGCTGGAAGATTGGATTTTGCGCGATATAGCAAGCAGGTTATTGAAGAGCGGAGATTTATCTGGAACTGCCGACAGAGAACTATGGAAACTCGAACAAATGGGACTGCACCGGCAAGAGATCATCAAAAGATTGTCGCAACTGACCGGAAAGAGTAGAAATGAGATCAGGCGCTTGTTGCAGGACAGCGCCATGACTTCCTTTTCCAATGATAGCGAAGTGCTTGAAAAGGTGGCGCAGGTTGTTCCGCTTCTACAAAACAATGATGTGATTCAAGCTTTGAATGCAGAATTAACAAAGACAATGGGCGAGTTGGGAAATCTTACAAGAACTACTATGATGCAATCACAGAGAGATTTGCTTAACATGCTGAATGAGGTTGATTTCCGCGTGGCTTCAGGGTTACAGTCCTATAGCAGTGCAGTTTGCGAAGTTCTTGATAGATATGCCGAAAGTGGAGTTATGGTCAATTATCCGACCGGATCACGCAGATCTTTGGAGGCTGCGGTTCGGTGTTGCATTGTCACCTCAATGAATCAGACTGCAGCAGAGGTCACCAATCAATATATTATTCAGCATGGTGTAGAGTATGTGGTTGTATCTCAACACTTAGGCGCAAGATATAATCCCAAGGATCCCACCGGAGTATCGTCGCATGATTGGTGGCAAGGAAAAACATATAAGATACATGGTAGCGAGCCGGGATTTCCAAACCTTTTAGAGAGTACAGGATATAACATCGATTTTGAGTCTAAAAGAGGCGTATGTGTCAATATGCTTGGACTTCATGGGTACAACTGCCGGCATTCTCATGGTCCGTGGTATAAGGAACTAGGAGATCGGGCATTTCCAAAGCTTGATAAGGAAGAGAGCCAAAAGCGGTACGATTTGGAGCAAAAGCAAAGATATTTCGAACGCACTGTTCGAAAGACCAAGAGACTGCTTTTGGTAAAAGAGCAGGAGCTAAAAGCTTTTCCTGATAACCCAGATATTCAAAGTGAGTATGATAAGTTGTCTTACAAGCTTAGAATGCAAAACAGGCAGTATGGAGAGTTTTGCGCGGAGAGCGGATTGCAGATGCAGTATGACCGCGTCAAGGTCGCTGGATTCAAGAGGAAGCAGGCGACAAAGGCGAATGGTAGGGCAACGGCGTATAAAAATGAGCAATATGATTCGTATAAAGCTAATCTCGAAAATAACATGGTCAGCAAATCTGAGTTTACGAAAATCATGTCTGATCAGGCTGAAAAGAAATTGTTTACTCATTACTCGGATGCCATAAAGAGAGGCGATGTGTCACCGCTTGCGGATTATGATTTATATCGAAGAACTGCTATGGAACTACAGGATAAATGTGTTGGACTTGTTACATCGAATGGTGTAAAATTAGAGAAAAGATCGCTTCACAGTATCGATAGGGTTATTGGATCGGTTGAACAACGGAGAAGTGGAATTACGGTGGATGATGTTGTTAAAACACTTACATCTCCAGAAGCAGAGGTTCGCCCTGTAAGGTATTCAAAGACGGCAGCAAGCCAGAAATTTATTTACAGAAATGCGGAAGTGACAATTAATCCTGTTACAAAGACGCTGATTCAAGTAAATCCACATCATAGGGAGAGATGATAGATATGATTATTGCAGAAAAAGATATTCTAGTGTTAGAAAAATATATTCCAGATATACGTGACTTGGCGCAGAGCAAAGAACCTGAGGATATTTTAGAGATGATAGACGAATTGATTGTTGATGATATTGTGGAACATGACGATGAGCCAAGTGATGTCGGAAGAAAATTACAATTGATTTACGACAGAATAGGAAATGGTTTATGATTAATTTATGGAAATATGAATATGCATAATGCATTTGAACTGAGAGTTTGGTACAAATCCAAGTCAGATATGATGTATGATAATAATGCAGATGGATTTCTTCTCATTGGCATCTGCTAAACCTCCTTTTTATTCATAAACTCGTTGAAAGCGTCTTGAAATACAGGCGCTTTTTGCGTGTCTGAAATTGGTACAAATCTTTTATAATCCTGTGTTACAATAGATTTAACAAATAAATAAGCACCGGACGGAGATTAGGAATCCGTTCGCTACCCTACAACAATTATAGGATGACCGATATGGCGCGTCCTGTTTTGGGCGTGCCTTTTTATTTGCTATTTTGCCAGCTATGGAGTAAATAGCAACTCATTCGCGCCGGACTGTCCGGAGTAACAACTTGGAAAGAAAGAGGTAGGAAACATGGTAAAAGTAATCAGTGAATTGGAAAAGATTGGCTTGAAACTGACAGATGAGCAGAAAGAAGCTATCAAGAAGAGCATGGGAGAGGAACTGTATTCCAAGCAGGAACTTGATAAGAAAGTAGGAAAAGTGGAAACCGAACGTGACACCTATAAGGAGCGTGCGGAGACAGCGGAAGAAACCTTAAAAGGATTTGATGGCAAGGACTTTGACACCATTATAAAAGAACGTGATGAGTGGAAACAGAAAGCAGAACTTGCAGAAAAGGATTACAGTGCGAAGTTGGCAGAACGCGAGAAAAGTGATCTGTTGAAAGAAGCCTGTGAAAATATCAAGTTTTCTTCTGAATCTGCAAAGAAAGCGATTATGGCGGACATTGCTGCCAGTGTGTCGGTGAAAGATGGCAAGTTAATTGGATTCAATGATTTACTGGAAGATGCTAAAAAGAAAGATGCAAGTGCCTTTGTAAATGAGGAACAGCAGCATCTTGAACAGAACAAAGCAAAATTTACAACCCAGCAGAAGAACAATACTGGGGAGACATTGACCAAAGACCAGATCATGGCTATGAGAGATCCGGCAGAGCGTCAGAAAGCCATTAGAGAAAATATTGGTCTGTTTCAGAAAGGAGAATGATTATGCCAGCAGAAAATAATTTAATTATGAAAACTGATATGACGGATGCACAGATCAGAGAGCTTGACTTCGTTACCCGTTTCAACTATTCAGTTGCAAAGTTGATTGAAGCACTTGGAATCACAAGAAAGATTCCTAAGGTGGCAGGAACAGTGTTAAAAACCTATAAGGCAACCGGAACACTTGAGGACGGTGCAGTGGGTGAGGGCGAGACCATCCCGTTGTCCAAGTATAAGGTTGTAGCAACTGATTACAAGGAGATTACGCTTAAGAAGTGGAGAAAGGCTACTTCTGCAGAGAATATTACGACCTATGGATTCAACCAGGCGGTCAACATGACCACAGATGAGATGCTTCATGATGTTCAGAGAGGTATCCGCTCGAATTTCTTTAAATTCCTTGCAACAGGAACTGGCAAGACCAAGGGGGCAAACCTCAAGAAGGTACTTGCAAAGAACATGGGCAAGCTTCTTGTATTGTTCGATGCTGATGAGGTTTCGGCCGTACATTTTGTCAATCCAGCGACTGTATACGATTATCTTGGAGATCAGGAGATTACAACACAGAGTGCTTTTGGTATGACATATGTCAAGAATTTCCTTGGATATGGAACTCTGTTCATGAATGCATCTGTTCCAGAAGGAAATGTATTCTCAACCGTTGCCGAAAATGTGGTTCTGTACTACATCGCGGTCAACGGGGCAGATCTTGGAGAAGCATTTAACTTTACATCGGATGATACCGGTTATATCGGAATCCATGAGGTTGCTGATTACGATAATCTCACCTGCAAGGATACGGTTGTATCCGGAATGGAACTTTTTGCAGAGAAGCCTGATGGTGTGATTGTAGGAACTGTAGATCCAGATACAGCGGAGGATCACGATTACACAGAGGCGGAACTCAATGCCTTAACTGTTGAGCAGATTAAGGGGCTTGCAGCTTACAAGGGTTATACGATCACAAAGTCTGCAAAGGCTGAGATTATTGAAGAGTTTTTAACTGCGCAGCAGGCGTAGTAGGAAGGGATTTCTAATGGGATACACCACATTTGAGTTTTACAAAAATTCATATTATGGGGATTCTGTTGAGGAATCCCTTTTCCCAAAGTGGGAAGATAAAGCATCAATGAAGCTGGATCAACTGACTTATGGAAATATCAATGATGATACCCGAACAGAGTTTGACGAGCGCATCCAGAAAGCCACCTGTGCATTGGCAGATCTGCTCTATAAGATCGACTACAAGACGGCTCATGCGAATGATCCACAGGAGGGCAATGTAAAGTCCATGTCTTCGGGCGGTCAGTCGATCAGTTTCGGGACAAATGAAACACTTGTTGACAAGGTGCTGAATGACAAGGTGGCACAAAACCGGTTGTGTTACGACACGGTATGTGAGTATCTGTCTGGCACCGGATTACTTTATGCGGGGGTGATGTGATGGGACTTGGATTGTTTTACAACGACACGGTGACACTGTTTAACTGCTTTTGTGATCCGGACACCGAGGAAGAGAAGTGCTATCTGACCTTATTGGAGAATGTGAACCTTGTAGAAACCAAGGGCGCGAATGTAACAAAAAGCGGCATGGATAGCGCGGATGCGGTAAAGCTTTTTGTTGACCTGGGGAAGATACCTAAGCCATACATGGAGCCAAAAGCGTGGGATGCTCTTCCGGACGATGAAAAGCAAAACTATATCACGTTCCACCCGACAGATGATTTTTTCATCAAGGGCGATCATATGGACTTGGAGATTCCTGATTCCGGCATTTACGAATGGGCGCACGACAATCTGGATTCTGTATACAAGGTGACAACAGTTGATAAATATGAGGATGTGATGCCGCATTTTGAGGTTGGAGGTGTGTGATGGGAGAAGTAGAAAAACTTACCATAAAAGACGCGGAAAGTGCGCAGAATGCGGTGCTGGATCTGATTTTGCAGTATCCGGACTTTCCCAAGACGTTTAAGGCAAGCAATAAAAACGTGAAGTGGAACAGTATCAGTGTTGATACTTCCATCGGAATTTACCCACTGTCCGGTGCGCGGTACATAAAGAAATATGTGAGTGGCAGCTATACCGCACAGATGCCATTCCAGATTGTATACCGAAGTTCCCCGACAAGCAACAAAACATCCATTGATGCACAGATGGTTCTGGAGAATTTGAGCAAATGGCTGGAAGATACCGGGATTGAATTTGCTGATCCACACATGACATTACAGGAAATCGCACGTACATCTGTAGTCCTGCCAATTATGCAGGATGAAAAACAGATGGGATACGGCGTAAATATGCAACTTATATACTTTTTTAAAAAATAACAGGAGGAAATATACATGGCATTAGATCGTACCAACATGGTGTCCTTATTGGACATCGGAACGCTTACAGGCTCTGCAGAGAAAATTGCGGAGATGGGCGATGGATTCACAGAGATCACAGAAGATCTGGGACCCAACACAGAATCCAAACAGTATGTAAATATGAAAAATGCATCTAATACAGTAAAGGGGTATGCGCTCTCCATGACGCCATCCCGTGAATATCTGTCTGATGAGATGCAGAAATGTATTGACACGCTTTTTAAAACTCTGCCTACTGGCGAGAAGTGCAATACAAACTATTACCGTTTCTTCAAGACGGATATTACAGGCGGAACGGGTGATTGTATGCGGTTCCCTGTGACGGTGTGCCCGTCCAGTACCGGTGGCGCCGGAGGGGATGCACATACATCCTCGATCCAGATCAACGGGAATGGAGATCCGGAGCTTGGAACAATCACTATCGGTACGGATGGCTCTTTCACTTGGAAGAAAAAGGATGCTGATTAAAAATAGGTGTTAATTAAAATTAACATATTCGGGGTGCGTACCTCTCTTTCGCGCCCCGGATTAAGAGAGGATGGTAATTTATGGCAGATATTAAAAATATTTCTTTTGATAATGGAATTAAGAAAATCGAAGTGAATGACGTGGACGGGAACCATATCACAACACTTTTGATCAATACGGCGGATGCGGCCACAGTAAAGAGATTTGTGGAGCTGGCCAATAATCTGGAAGATGTAGTCAATTCCGGCGAGGATAAGATTGCAGTCTACAAAGAAAAGTACAAGGAATACGAACATAAAGAGTTTGATGATCTTCCGGACGATGTGAAAACGAATATTATCGTGGATGCTTCCGACATGCACATTGGTATTCTGGAGGGAATGATTCGGGAAATTGATGCACTGTTTGGAAAAGATACCATTAAAAATGTTTTCCATGAGTGCTATGAACTGAATGAGAATTTCATGCCGGATGAAGATGCTCTGGTAGATTTCGTGAACACTGTAATGCCGGTGATGAATGAATTATTTAAGACGAGAACAGAAGCAATCCACAGGAAGTATTCCCCGAACCGTAAAGCACGGAGAAACAGACACAACAAGGGCAAAAACCAGTTAATTCAGGAACATAAGGACACAAAGAATAATGAATAATGTTTTTCTCGATGATCTGCCGGAAGAGTGGAACGGGTACAAAGTGAATACAGATTTTACGATTGGCATCCAGATGTTGCAGGCGAAATATGATTGCGCACTGACGGATTACGAGAAAAGCGATATGTTCGTGTGGCTCATGTTTGCAGATGCGGATGAGAACGGGGAAGAGTATCTTCGGGATCATCCACAGGGACAGGATCTTGGCGAATGTGTAGAGTGGTTCCTTTCCGGATGGTTCCATGATAACCCGGACCCGGACGGGGACAAGACACGCGTGGTTGACTACGATGTTGACCAATGGCGCATCTATGCTGATTTCCGGCAGATCTACGGTATAGATCTTGCCACCACGGATATGCACTGGTGGATGTTCTGCGGTCTGCTTTGGAATATGCCGTACAAGCTATCCAGTTTTTTACAGGTGGTATCGAAGCGACAAGAGAAGCCGGACAACAATACATCGGCAGAATATCGCAAGGCATTACGCAAGGCGCAGAAGATCTATGCATTGGATCAGCCGGAAGAAAAGAGAGAGTACACGGCAGAAGAAAAAGCCAAAATTGACGATTATGATCGCATGATGGCAGAAATTCGCGGCAGAAAGTAGGTGAGCGGATGGCGGATTATGACGCAAGCATAAGAATAAACACTCTCATAGAAACTAAAGGAGTGTCAGTAAAATTACGAGAATTAGAAAATAGATTATCAAAGTTTGCAAAAAAGGCGTCTGCATTAACCGATGAAATGCGCAAGATGGAATCTACAAAAGTTCCAACAGATGAGTTTGCGGCTGCGAAGAAGCAGATAGAAGAAACTGCCAAAAAGATGAATACGCTTAATGATCGCATGGAGAAATTTATAGCCATAGGGGGAAAAACAGATAGTCGTGCGTTTAAATCTATGCAGTATGATTTAGATCAGCTAACAAAGACGTTGGAATCGGCAAAAGGCGAGGCGCAGGATTATTTGGATTCCGGAACTGCTTATAAGAGTGTTGATGATATAAAAGCATCTACAGAGTATCAGAAAAAAGCAGAACAGCTATCTGAAATTAATGCACAGATGAGCGTTACATCTCAGAAAATTGCAGAGTTATCTGCAAAAGAGGAAGCTGCAGCATCAAGTACTGATCGTTTAGCTGCGAAAGGTGAAGCAACGGCAAGTAGTGCCGAAAATATAGCACAAGAGGAAACGCGTGTTGGTAATGAAGCCGACAAGGCTGATAAAAAAACAAGAGGCTGGTTAGATTCTTTCAAATCCAAGGCAAGAGCTACAGGCGAGAAGGTTTCCGGGCTGGCATCCCGTTTGAAATCCGCAGGAGCATCACTTAAAAATTTTGTAACACATGGCAAAAGTGGAAGTGGAATGCTTGGGACGTTTGCATCCAGATTAAAAGGCATCGCACTTTCCATGTTTGTGTTTAACTGGATCACCAAGGCTTGGAATGCAATGCTTTCTGCTATAAAAGACGGGACAGGAAATATTGCAAAATATTCGGGAGATGTAAATGCCAAAATGTCACAGCTCACAAGTGCTGTGGCAACTCTTAAGAATGCATTTGGGGCGTTAGCTGCTCCGATTATCAGTGCTGTTGCTCCAGCACTTACTTCGCTGATAAATATGCTCACCGGAGCATTGAATAAGATAAACCAGTTTATATCTGCACTTACTGGCGGAAAAACATGGATAAAAGCAACGAAACAAGTAAAAAATTATGCCGGCGGATTAAAATCTGCATCTTCTGGCGCGGAAAAAGCGGCGAAATCTGCCAAAAAGTTAAAGGGGCAATTACAATCTTTTAACGAATTGAATGTAATTAGTTCGAATGATTCCGGAGATTCTGGTGGTGGATCTGGAAGTGGGGGTGGAGGCGGTGGAGTTGGAGATATGTTCGCGACAGAGAACATTGACCCGAAAATTGCCAGCCTTGCAAAGAAAATAAAAGAAATTCTTAAAACCGATGACTGGTCTGAAATCGGAGAAATGCTTGGAAAAAAGCTGAATGATGCGCTGTCCGGAATTCCTTGGGATGGGATAAAAAAGCAGGCACGCCATATAGCAAGTGGCATTGCAACCTTATTAAATGGATTTCTCGATGGAACAAACTGGGAACTTGTTGGAAGCACTATTGCAGAAGGACTCAATACAGCTATTGCGTTTGCACAGACGTTTGTACATAAATTCGATTTTAAACAGTTTGGTAAATCTATAGGGGAAACATTTACAGGAATTTTCCGGACGTTCGATTGGAGCGGTTTAGGAGATACTCTTGGAACTGCAGTTACTGGTCTATTCGATACGCTTAATGGGATTTTTTATAATACCGATTGGAAAGCACTTGGAAAAGGAATTATTGATGGAATTGGAGCTTTTTTCAAGGCAATAAAGTGGAAGAGTATTGGAAAATCTATAAGCGGAGCACTGCATTCCCTCTTAACTTTTTTGACTGGTGCGGTAAAGGAAATAGATTGGAAAAAAACCATTGAATACATTGGAACATCAATCGTAGATTTCTTTAAAGGATTTGACTGGAAGGGGCTTGCTGGAGATATTGGAGAGTTCCTTGGAACAGCGCTTAAATCTGTGGTAAACCTTGCAAAAGCTATTGGAGAATTGATTGCGGATGGATTTAGTAATGCAAAAGAATATTTCCAAGACAAGATAGAGGAATGTGGCGGCAATATACCAAAAGGAATTTTAAAGGGAATAACAGATGCTCTTAAAAATATTGGAACATGGATTAAGAAAAATATATTTGATCCATTTGTGAAAGGATTTAAAGATGCGTTTGGTATCCATTCTCCGGCAAAAAAGATGAAGCCTATTGGAAAGAATATATTCCTTGGTGTAATTGATGGTTGGAAAGAAAAGATAAAATCATTTAGCTTTTCAAAGTTGGCAAAAGAAGCCATTAAGTTAATTCAAAATGGATTTAATGGTGCAAAATCTGTAGTAAATGTTGCGATTTCTTTGATAAAAAAAGGCTGGACTACATTAAAGAAATTTGTCGGAGAAATAGGGGCGAAAGCTTTTTCTCTTGCAAAAAAAGGCTGGACTACAGTATCAAAATTTGTTGGAGAGATCGGTAAAAAAACATTTTCTCTTGCAAAAAAAGGCTGGACTACAGTATCTAAGTTTGTTGGAGAAATTGGTAAAAAAGGCTTTGGACTGAAAAAAGATGGCTGGACTACCTTAAATAAGTATGTAGGAAAGTTGGATAAAGTAGCCGTGAAATTATATAAGAGCGGTTGGAAATCAATAAACAGCTTTGTGGGAACCACGGTAAAAGTTGGAATCCAGTTGATAAAAGATGGATGGAGCAGTTTTAAGAACTGGCTTGGAATTGGAAATGATAATTCTTCATCGAAGAAAAAACCATCTAAGAAAGCTGGCGGCGGCATCTATACCGGTGGAATGTGGCATAACATAGCACATTATGCAGTCGGAACTGAGAACGCACCGGCAGGACAGCTTTTTATCGCGCGTGAAGCAGGACCGGAGCTTGTCGGAACAATTGCAGGACATACGTCCGTTATGAACAATGACCAGATTGTGGCATCTGTATCGGATGGAGTTGCGCGTGCGGTACGATCTGTAATGGCATCCGGAAATCAAAAAGTAAATGTTCTGTTTAAAGTGGAAGGAGATCCGAATGGAATCTTCCGTGTGACGCAGCAAAAAGCCAATGAATACTACCGGGCAACCGGAAACCCAGCATTTTTATTTTAGGAGGTGGATTGAATGGGATACGGCGGTTATTTAATTAAAGTCGGAAATTACACAGTTCCATTTGACTGTATACTGGCCAGCACATTTCAGTCCCCTCTCATGGGGCAGGACAAGGATTCATACAATGATGATAACGGAGAACTACACAGGACAGCATTAAAGAACCAGGTCCTTAAGGCAGAGTGGCAGACTCCTGCCATGAACGAAAAGAAGTTTAATGCATTTATGAGTAACATAAATAAACAATATGTGGAGCAACGGCGCGAAAAGAAATGCCTTGTGACGGCATGGTGTCCGGAAATTATGAAGTATGTGACTATGCATTGCTATGTTCCGGATATTACTCCGATAGTAGCATATGCAGATGAAAAAACGATTGAATATGACGGCTGGCGAATTGCTTTTATCGGATATGGCGGTGAGATTTTATGATAAGTGGTAAAAACAAGGAGCTTTATTATGCAAGCTCAATTGATAAGCAACTTAATATAGAAGTAATCGGAACAAAGCATGTGATTGACAACTCTATGAGAGAGCAGGACACATTCACATTGACCGAAACTCTGAATGACGGCACGGAACTGAAATTCGGCTCTTGCATGCCGAACCAGATTTCTTTTACCGGACGTGAGGTACCAATTGCCACAAAAGGCATGAAGCTACGTGTGGCGGAAACTCTGGAAGGGAATGAGAATGATCCGTTTGTGTATGGCACATATACGGTACAGTCTGATACCCCGACCGCTGATCGTACCAAGCGGCAGATCGTTGCCTATGATGCCATGTATGACATAATCAACGCAGATGTGAAAAGCTGGTATGATGGATTGACATTTCCAATGACCCTTAAACAGTTTCGTGACAGTTTTTTTATGCATCTCGGCATCGAACAGAAAGAGACAAGCCTTGTCAACGATTCCATGACGGTAAACAAAACGCTGGTAACTACACAGTCCGATGATTCCAGCGTGACTGCAGAAGCTACGATAAGCGGCAAGACAATCATCGAAGCGATTTGTGAGATCAACGGGGCATTTGGAAATATCGGGAGAGGCGGTAGATTTGAGTATGTGATTTTAAAGGCGATTACATCTGCATTGTATCCGGCAGAAGATCTGTATCCACGGGAAGATCTCTTTCCATCGGATGCAAACACTGAAAGTATGACTGGGCATTATATCACATTTGACTATGAAGCGTTCCAAAGCCAAGCAATAACACAGTTGGAGATTCGGGCAGATGATTCTACTGCTGGGGCTATTGTGGGAACATCTGGAAACAATTATGTTATTTCCGGCAACTTCCTTATAAGCGACAAGACTGGGGCTGAAATGAAGCAGATTGCGAATAATCTGCTGCCGGTAATTGCACAGGCAGCATACACCCCGATAAAGAGCAGCGAATGTGTGGGGAATCCGTGTTTAGAGTTGGGAGATCCAATCCGGTTTAATACGAGCCGGGAGATTGTGGAGTCTTATATTCTGCAGCGAACCCTTACTGGTGTGCAAAGCAAGCGTGACGCGATCTTGTCTACAGGAACAGAAAAACATGCCGTGCAGAACCAAACCACGCGTGAAACGGTCGAGTTATTAAAGAGACGAACACATACTCTGGAGGAAACTGCCGATCATCTGTTATCAGAGTATGGGGACTTAGAAAAAAATACCTCTACGAGATTCGAACAGACGGATGAATTGATTGCTACAGAAGCAAAGCGTGCTACAGATGCAGAGGGCAAATTGGAATCTTCGTTTAAAGAAACCGCCGATTCTATTCAGATGGAAGTGAGCAGAAAGGTCGGGGAAGATGAAATTCGAAGCAAGTTTGCCATGAGCCCGGAAAATGTAAACATTGAATCCGGACAGATAAACTTTAAGTCAAACACGCTAACCATTGATTCCACGAATTTCCGGCTTGATGAATATGGAAAAGTGACCATCGTGGATTCACTGGATTTTGATTCAACAGCACTTGGCGATGATATTGCAATTATCGGGCTTGACGGAAGGGGCAGACCCATGCTGCAAAACATACGCATTGACCTAGACACTGTAACAGATCAGAATGGGGAAGTCATAGGGGATCATGCGAGCACGGCAGACCATGCAACATCTGCAGATTCGGCAACGACTGCAGAAAGCGCAAGACAGTGCATCATGGCGTCGACAGCATATTATTTAAAAGGTATTGGAGTAAGTGATTACGTACACATTTCAGACAACGGAAACTTAATTCCAAGTTCTAGTTCTGTGTATTGTGGAACTACACCCAATCCATTTGCTGGTGGGTATTCTTCCGGTGGTTGGAAAACAACGTCTGACCGCAGAAAGAAAAAAGATTTCCGAAAGCTGTTAGAGGATGATCGGTTTGAAAGATTTTTCGAGTTGTTACAACCGATGGAATATCGGCTTATAGAAAATGATGAGAAAATGCACATGGGATTTGTTGCACAGGATGTCGAACAGGCAATGACGGATTGTGACATATCTGAAAATGAGTTTTACGGACTGGAACATACAGTATTCTCCGAAAAAGATTTTGAATCTAACGAGGAATGGAAAAATTTCTTAGAGCGGAATGGTGGCGCAAATGATATGTATACATTGTGCTATCAAGAGTTTATTGCGCTTAACACTGCCATGATACAGAAACTGCAGAACAGATGTAGTGATTTTGAACAAAGATTATCAGCGTTAGAAAGGAGTGTGAACCATGCAGAAAATTTATAGCCGGACATACTGGGAGAATTTTCCAAGCGAGAATACAGCTATTGATGCCATGCGGTTAAATAATATGGAAGCCGGCATTGATAACCTGGATGATCGTGTGGTTGCTATGGATGCATCCAAGGTTGATCTGACAAGGGCTAACGAACTTGTAAAGGAAATCCTTTGGGATGAATCCAACGGTACGCTGACTGTGGTAAAGATGAACGGTTCCAAGGCTGTTATCGATACAAAATTAGAAAAGTTGGCGGTCAACTTCAAGTATAATCCGCAGACACAACAATTAGTAATCACGCTTGACGATGGCACAGTGCAGAACGTGGATTTATCTTCGCTGATTACAGAATATGAATTTCTTGATTCCGATACGATCGCATTTGAGATTACAGACGGCAAAATCAAAGCTATCGTAAAGAATGGTTCCATTACGGAAGATATGCTGCAGCCGAACTTCTTGGCAGATGTTAAAGTTGAAGCCGAAAAAGCGAAAGCATCAGCATCCGCTGCGGATGCGTCAGAAAAGGAATCCACGGTACAAGCTAATCTATCCAAAGAGTATGCGGATAAGGCCAAGGAATACAGCGATAACATTGATAAAAAAGCTCATCTGGCAACATTTGATGTGAATGAGGACGGCGAGCTGATCTATACAGATAACACAGCAGATGTGTTTACCGTTGATGATGACGGAAATTTGAATTGGGAGGTGGCTTAAATGGCTATAGCAGGAAGAGTAGCAATCGTGCCAAAAGGCGATTGGAGCGCAGATGCTACATATAAGAGATTGGATGCAGTGACTTATAACAATACGCTTTATTTCGCAAAAAAGGAAGTGCCTGCAGGAACGGCAACAAGCAATACGGAATATTGGTCGAAGTCGATTGTGGGTGGTGCCGGTGCAATCGCAACGAAAGAGGATGCCGGGATTGTGAAACCGGCAGACGGACTTTCGATTGCAGAAGATGGAACCCTTAAGGTAAGCATTGATGGCACGACTCTTACAATGGATCAGGTCAACAATGTAATCAAGTTGGCGGATACGCTAAAGGATAAAATCGGAAGCGCACTGCAACCGGAAAGTATCGTAAATAACCAGGTAACAACAGAAACCGGGTATGCGCTAGACGCTAGACAAGCTAATCCGAATCTGGATGGTACGCTTGCAAAGCAGATAAGCGATTTAAACGGCAGTCTAAATAGTAAGAAAATACCATCATTTGGCATCGAAAACATATTTACTGGAAACCCGTTTTGTATAGTCAACAATGGTTCCGATGTAATAAGTGTACAAACCGATTGGGATATAGACAATGGCGGCTATAGGGTCAAAAACATAAAGTATCCTGCAGGAACGGCTACTAATCTTACGGTCTCATTATCGTTACCTGCTAATAGCATTGTTATTGTTGATGTAAATACACTTAATGGAGAGAATATTGATATACAAGGTTCACTAATTCGATGCAATTTGTCAAATAGTGCATCAGTATGGAATCTATCCATTAGATTCACAGGACGTACAAGTCAGACATTATCTGATATTAGATATATGCCGTTAGTTATCCACTTAGGTTAAAGAAAGGAAGGTAATAAAAATGGACAAAATTATCCTGAAAAACAAAACAGAGTTCGAGGTTGCTGAAGGAGCGAGTCTCGGCAATATTCAGATTCAGTCGAAAGACTTTGATGGAATTAAAGCAATCACGGATGCTTTTACTGCAGACAACCTTGCGGAAGTCGCATTTACACACAATGATGAGGTATCTGGAAAGTATACCGATCTGAAGTGTGATGGGTTTACATACGCACCGAATACGGACGAGGCAGGTAAGGAAGATGGAACTTACACGGTTACTATCAGGCTGCGGACAAAGACGGAAATGGAAAAGGCAATTGATGAGCTTAAAGCAGGGCATGAAGCAAACGCAGAAGCAATCGAAGAACTGGCAAGCATTGCCGCAGAAAGTGAGGTGTAAGACATGGTTAAGTTTTATGTGCGCAGAATCTTGGTAGACAAGAAAATGACAATTGATGATGTACCGGAGAGATGGCGCGAAAAGGTGCGAGCAGAAATTGAAAAGGCAGAGCAGACAGCGTAAGGGGCATCTTTGGATGCCCCTTTTAAATTGGTACAAAATCAATCTTGGCATCCATTACAATATAGTTAGGAAACTTCGGAAGGAGTGAAATCATGTGGTCTAAAACTTATAACGAGCGTCGGCTTACCAGAGTTGAAGCGCGTGCTAAATCGAATACACACAGAATCGATAAACTAGAACCAATTGTTGAGGAGATACATACAATGAGTGAAACGATGGTGCAGTTGGTCGAGGAAGTAAAGCATACTAACGAGAATGTGTGCGCCTTGGATGAGAAGATTGATAGCATGGATGCTCGCGTCGATGTTATGGAACGCGCACCGGCAGAAGATGTTAAAAAATATAAGTCAGTCGCTATAACTGCAATCATCAGCACAATTTCCACGGCTCTTGCTATTGGTTTGGTTTCGATGATTGCTCAATATATCAAATAAGAAAGAAGAGGTATTTAATATGAAGAATTGTGTATTTAAAGCAAACGTAGACACTGTTAAATGGTTTAAGGCTGCCGGCATCCGTGCCGTTAAGACAATGGCACAAACTGCTGTTGCAGTGATTGGTACCGCCGCTGTAGTATCGTCCGTGGATTGGAAACTGGTTGTATCATCTGCAATTGTATCAGGCGTGGTATCATTGCTCACCAGTGTAGCCGGCATCCCGGAAGTTAAGGAGGAATAGCATGGCAATTACAAAAGCAATCAAAGCAATTGCAAAGCAGTTGTTTGCGAATCCGAAAAACTATGGAAATAAGAGAAGTTTAAAATCCATCAAGTACATCGTTATCCATTACACTGCCAATGACGGCGATACAGATGAAGCAAATGCGAAATACTTCCATAATAATGTGGTCAAAGCCAGCGCACATTATTTCGTCGATGATGATTCTTACACGAAGTCGGTGCCGCTTAAAAACATTGCTTGGTCCGTTGGTGGGAAAAAATATCCGAACTGTGGGAAGACAGGCGGTGGAAAAAAGTATGGACTTTGCACAAATGCCAACTCAATCAACATCGAGTTGTGCGATACTGTAAAGGACGGAAAAGCTGGAGCGTCAGCAGTAACGATTCAGAATGCTGTTACACTCACGAAAAAACTTATGAAGAAATATAACATCGATAAGGCACACGTTGTCCGGCACTTTGATGTAACTGGAAAAGCTTGTCCGGCATACTGGGTAGATGATAAGAAGTGGAAGAAAGAATTTTTGGACAAGCTATAG